GTACCAGTTTGCAAAAAGTTCGGTTCAACGCGGCGTAAATGCATACGACGATTAATACCAATCAAACCATCTTGACTTGGGCTACCAGTTAACCAACTAATGTCACTGGTGGTAATACTGGAATAGATTGCCTCTTCGGTGTTAAGGTTTACTTGGTTTTGACCATACTCATGTTGCCAAATAGTGTAGCCACCAGTTTGTTGATATACCAAAGAACCAACAGCAATTGCTGAATTAGTATTACCGGTAATAGTTACAAAAGTTACGCCAGGAGTACCAATAGTTGTATTATAAGTATAAACTGAAGAAACTACCCTATATGTTTGAGTTGAATCTGCGTTTGGTGAAAAAGTTAAAACTGCACCAGGGGAAAACACACTAGTTACATCCCCAGAAAAATACATCTGGTTATTACTAGGTGCCGACATACTAGCGGGATGCTGAATTACAGTGTATGGTTGGCTAAATGATGGTGTGTAATTCCAGTCACACCAAATAGGGTAAGGCAACAATTCAACTGTATAACCACAAGAGCGTTGTGCTCCCACAGCTTGACCAGCGTCATACCACAGCTTGTCTTTTACATTATAAATAATGGCATCAGTACATTCTGTAGCTGTGCCACGGGGATAAAAGAACCAAATCTCATTGTAGCGTGGTATCTTAGTAGCCCACACTTTTTGACGCTGTATATAATTGAGGTTGTCGAATAGGTAGTTTACATTCTTATCATTTGGTACTACCACCACGCTACCATTATAAGCATAAAATCGATCAACGCCCATCCAATAATATATACCGTCCATCTCAACAACAGCATTAGATGACATAATTGAGATTTGGCTAGAAACGATATCATAATTCCAATACTGGCTAGTAGGGGTTGTACTAGAAGCAGATGAGTTAAATGAAACACGAATTAAACTATCGGTTGCCCAAAACAAACCAGCTGGTGAGTTTGTACCACCACGCATTGGCATACCTTTAACAATCTTAGATGCCGATACGTTAACTTGGTTAGCTAATGTACCATTCCAATCAAAGAAGTTTTGCTGAGTATAGGTATTACTTACATTGTTGTTTGCAATAAAGCCATGTGACCCGTATACAAAAATAAAAGGATACAACATGCAAACCCCGCCATCAACACTAATTGGTTTGTAGGTTGGGTTTTGACCGCTAGAATCGGATAAACCTTGGAATGTCCAAGTATTGTTTGCACCTGGTGTAATACTTCCATACAACACTTGGGAAGTTACACCGTTATCAATATTAACTAAATTGTATCCAGGATGGGCGAATACGGCTAACTGACCACCTTGTGAACTAAACTGAGCATCAAACTGCCAGTCAAGACGATATGGGCCACCAATTGGATCTGGTGTAAAAACAGCAGAATTGTTTAACCAAACTGTTGTTGGGCTACCAGTAATTGTAGCCGTTACCGTCACCGTTGTATTAGGTGATGTGTAAGTTGGTGTACCCGTAGTCGTGTAGTTTACTGGTGTTGTCTGATTAAAGATTACCGTTGTTCCACTAGGGAATGATGATCTTACATCTCCAGCAACTTGGAAAGTGGTTGTTCCTAAACTAGCTATTGTAAACGGAACAGTGCCGGGTAAAATATTTACTTTAAATGGTCCAGAACCAACACCGTAGTTTGTCCCAGTAGCAAATGCATCTAGCTCTTGGTAGTTACCAGCAAAAATATAGTTTACGCCATTGTAAGGCTGGACAATCATGCCACGATAAATACCAGTATTGCTAGTAAACAGTGTGCGGTAACCACCTATTTTTTTAGGATCGCCACGCTGAAAACGACACCATACACCATCGGTGTATTGGTCATTTTGAAACTGAGTACCATCGCGCTTGATTCCAGCGGGTATTGCTAAGCTGTAAATCGAAGTATATTGCGAAGTATCTTGTCGCTGATTATCAGCCGCCATTTAGAACGATCCACCAGTAATTAATTGGGAATTTAATTGACCGTTAACTGTAACAATTGGAGAAGACAAATTAGAACCATTGATATCAATGAGTTCTTGACCATTTGCAGCAAGTCCTAAAATACCAGTGCCAACTAAATACATACCAGTTGAGTTATCATTTAAAAATGAATATGATGGGCCACCAGCGGTTCCGTTAATTGCTTTAAAAGTAGAAGATGATGATGCGTTTAAAATGTATAAAAACTCACCATCGCTCAATACTGTAAAAATTTGACCATTATTTAAAACAATCGGAGTCTGAGTACTTCCAGAGTTTTGGAAAGTAATACTGTAACCAGATTGATTGGTGCTATTATTAAAAATATAAAACTGGGTAATTGCTGGCAATGTCACTGCTAGAGTTGCAGTACGAGTACCAGTTTGTGCAACATAAGTTTGTATGATTGGGGCGTTTGCAGATAAATTTAATGTATTTCCAGAAATGGAATCCACATCATAAGTTGCTGCCGTAAACACCACATTGTTAGGAGTTACCCAGCCAACAGTAATATATGCACCTAAACTTGCGTCAAAAAATATAAAACCAGAATCCCCAGGATTTGTTGTAATGGAGGTTTGTCCATTAATTTTTTGTGGTGATGGGGGAGTAAATGTTAAAGCACCAGTACTACTATTTCTAAAGGCAATATACCAGCCAGTTGATAAAGTAGATATAGATGGTAAGTTAATATTACCAGCACCGCCAAGCCAATTGTAAGTGATTGCTCTACTTGTATTAGTTACGCTAGGAGCCACAGAAACATCGACGATGTTTTGGGTAGTAGCTAATTGACCGTTTACTGTAGTTAATCCAGCACCGGCTAAAGAAGCCGCATCTGCTGCGGAAGTACCAGCACCAAATGTAACATTACCCCATGTGCCAGCTGTGGTTGTATTGTTTTGTAAATAAAAATACTTAGAAATACCAGTAGCAATCGTTACAGAGTTAGCACCAGTGTAATCAGTAACAACAAAAGAAATTGATCCCAAATTACGGAATAAAATATCTGCACCAACGGTACCTTGGTTTCCTTGAGGTAAAGCAATTTTTAACGCAAATGAAACTGAGGTAACAGTAACACCAGATCCCAATGCTGAAGTAAATGTAACAACGGTATTGCCAGATGTCAATGTAGAGCTAACTACAGTATATACAGTTGATCCACCGTTAAAATTAATTGTTACGCCATTTACAAAAACACTCGTTAAATTCTGACTAGCAATTGTAAAAGTGGTTGTAGTATTTGCAGAAATAGAATAGCTAGTAGCATTGGGGGTTACATCAATAATACGACTAGCAACAGTTTCACCTAACGCTTGATTTACAACCGATGGCCAATAGAGCTGGGTATTAGCAGTAAGGGCTAATGCAGAATACGATACATCCGTTGGGGTAACAACGGTGCCAGTAAAAGGCGATGTGTAAATTGGGGTAGTCATCTATTAGGGTTCCTGTACATTCGTGTTGCGATCCACACGACGAGTATTGTCTTCTTTTTTCAATGCAGCAATAGCATCAGTATAGTATTGCTTCCAAACAGGCAATTTGTCCAAAGCTTTTAAATAACCTTGTGCTTGTAATAGTGCACCATAAAGCATAGCTTGTGGAGCAACAGCCGTCCACAAATTTTGCTGGTTGTTTTGATCTAAAGGCTGGATTTCAGCATAGTAGATAATTTCTACTGGATAGCTTTGATCTGGAGTAGGTGCAAAAAGCCAATTGTTAAAATCATATTCTGAATAATAAGCTGGTTGTGCCGCAGAGGATTCAGAAATATATTGTGCCACATAGTCTTGGCTACGAAGCTGTACGGGCTGTCCGTTAATCTTCATGGATACTGTTTTGCGCCAACGAGCGGGCTTGTTCAAAACCCCAACATTGGAGGTTAAATTAGTTTCCACCACAATTAACTGCATGTAAGTTTTTAACTCAGCCGCAATTGATGATTCAGCCAAAGCAATTAAATTAGGAATCTGAGCAATAAAATCTGCGTCATCTCGTTCCATGTATTGCTGGATGTTCAACACCAGCGAGTCGTAGGTCATTATTACGCTCATCTTGTGTAGTAGCTTATGTTAGGTTGGAAATAGATTGGAGACTTATCACGATCTTCATCACTAGCGTGCTGGAATAGTTTATTAGCTTGCATTTCTAAATACTGGATGCGAGGCATATCCACATTCTGTAATTGCAAAGATAGCTTGTGAGACAGCTGTGCTTGAATGGCTGGCAACCAGCGATCCGGTACATAAATTTCATTTGTCAATGAGCCCACATCTTGCATCTGTACATCCACAACCAACTGAAACATTTGGTATGGGTTATTTGGCACTGGCCACAAATACATAGAAGGTTCAATAGTACGGTCAAACCAGTACTGTAGTGAACGAACGGATGGAAATTGTTTGTTTGGAAGATTCCAGTAATCATCGCGGTTTAAGCGGGCTAGTGGAATAACTTGTTGACTTGTTGAAAACACAATTTGGCGAACAGAGAATGTGGTCGCTTTAGTTTCACGCAAACGGTAAAACAGATGTGGTTCTGTAATTGAAATATTGTAGTACTGCCATTGATAATCTGTCATGGTAATTTCTGGGAAAGTCTGTTTGACTACCCAGTTAATACCATCGTCACTATACTCGTATACTAGATTATATGTTTGTGTACCACCATTTGGTGCGTAGCAGTTCCAACCCACATAGTAAACGCTTTGTGCTTGCTGGTAACCAAGACCAATCCAGTTTTCAGCTGGTGTGGACACAGCTAAAGAAGCTAGTTGTGACTGAAGATTAAATGCGTTTGGTGCAGTAGAATTGTCTGTTGGTAAGTAAACTGAGGCTTGAATGTTTTGAACATAAACCCAGTTAGCCTCACGAACATCAATTGTAGTCTTTGGTAGAACCAACTGCTGTTGCTGAGTTAAAGCACCATACAATTGGTTTTCCAATAACCACAAATTAACACCCATGTTAGACAAATCCATGAGGTTATAAAATAAAGCTTGTTTAGCTGCTTGGACATATTCGGGCGTCATTTCTTCTGCCGTTTTACCAGCATCACGAAATGCATAAGAAATTAACTGGTCGACATTAACCTTTGTCTGACCAGTTGTGTTGCTATACGCCATATTAACGTCCTCGGCCAGCGGCTCGCTTAGTTACTTTTTGAGGTAAATTCGGTTTTGCTTTGCCGGCTTTGATAAACTCTTTGCCAACTTTTTTAGGAATGCCAAGAGTCGATTTACCGGCGGCGGCAGCATACATTGCCGCCATTTGGTCTTTCGATTTAATTGGCATTATGAGCAGGTTCCGCCAGTGTTCATCTTTTTCACTGCAGCACTTTTTGTTTCTGCTTTGGTTGGCTTTAATTTAGTTTTAACGGTTTCGTCTTTATCGCCAGAAGGTTTACCCATCTGTTGAATGCTACCGCCAGTTTTCTTTTTATCAATCTTAGATAACTCAGATCCCATTTTTGCATCAGTTCCGCCATAAGGATTAGAAGAGCCACCCATATTAAATTTACGAGCACTGTTATCACCCTTACCAGCTGCTGAAGAAGCACCAGCTTTGGTGGGTTCGATATCTTTAGTTTTTTCAATACGATCTAAATCGCCAGCTTTTTTCTTGGAACCATAAACATTTTCTACAGAACCACCAGTTTTATACTTACGAACTTTAGCATCTTCTTTTTTCATACGACCGCCTTTTTTGAGCTTGATCTCAGTTGGCTCTTTGTCGTGTTCAGCTTCGTCGTGTTGTTTAAATGCTTTTTTAATAAGCTTTTTATCTTGGGCTAAGTCATCATCAACTTCACCACCGGCTTTCATAGCCTTGCCACCCCAGCACATTGCTTTTGGTTTAGCCTTAGCGTGACCGCCTTCTTTAAAGCACTGCATTTTGGGTAATGATTTAAATCCGTCCATGGTATTTCCTCGAGGTTAAATGGTTAAAAAGGGTGATCGGCCCTTATATCTACTTATGCAAAAAACAACTGTTTTACGCCCCTAAAAATAATGCTCTTTCGCGTTTACGGCGATTGATTAATACATCGGGCTTGTTCCACATCAAAATAGCGTCTGCAGCACCTTGCATGTCGTTAGCGTTAATTTTTTTGACAACGGTAGACTTAGCAAAGTTAGTGCCTCCAATATTGAAGCAGAGGCTGTATAGGGCATCGTATTGGTTCTGGGTAAGGGGTACCTTTACTGAGGTCTCAACGGCTTCGCTACACCACTTTAAATCGCTTTTAAGAAGCTCTTCTACTTGTTCGTTGGTTAGGGTGGCTGTTAGCAGGTAATCTTCATCTGTTTTGATAAGGTGCCCAACACCAATAGTCCACAGACCCTTAGAGTCTTTATAAGCCTTATTACGGGCACCTTCTTCTTTGGTAATAAAATCTAATGTGGATTTAGCGATTGCCATAACATTTTCTTCAATTTGGGTAAATCGATCTGTGAAGTGGATTGCGGCAAATATCCCCAATATCCACATCAGTACTACGAATAGCTTTTTCATTTTTGCTCCTTACTTTACGCTAATCTAGCGTAAATTGGGGTCACTTATTTAGTGAGTCGTATTGGGCGTAGCATGCTTGAAGGGCAGTTCTTATTTGGTCTGCTCTGGCAGCTTCCCGTTCAAGAAAGACTGCATCCTCGGCAGAAAGGGATCGCCCAGTTCCGTCTTGTCCATTTGTGGATTCTTGGGCACGACTGGGACGGCTACGCAACCCGACAAGAGCATCAGCAAGCTGGTTGTTAATAGAAGCAATTTGCGCATCTTTTTCAATCCTTATTTGGTCGGCGGCTGCTTGGTGTCTTTGCTGAGCTTCTTGAACCAGTCTGGTTTGCTCCACTTTATAAGCTTCAAATCTTCTAGATTCAAAACTATAGCCACTATACCAAGCGCCAGAAAGAAGCACAACAATAGCGATAATTTTGACATAAGTAAATGGAGATAAGGGGAACATTACTGATCCCCTGGTTCGGTTTTACCCTTCATAGCTACGCTGGCACCTCCAGCAGCTGAGACAATACCAAGTGATTCAGCCAGTTCCCGAATACTAACGGCATTATTCATCACTTGATAAAAGGCAAGTGCAATTACCGCAACAATGCTAATTAGCCAAGTTACTCGGCCAATGTCGTAGGTTTCATTGTCTTTACCTGTAAGCAACTGCTTAATTATTTGACTCATTTTCTCAGCTGGTCTAGCTTGTCTTCGATGCGGTGAACGGCTTTGAGAACTTCTTCCCAGCGGTCAGCAAAATCAGTTTTATGGATATAGTTTTCTGCTAGGTGAGCACGAAGATCATGTACTTCGTCTTTTAACAGCTGAACTGCAGTCCATAACTCTTTACAAAACCAACCTATCGCCACACAGATCAAAGGCAGAACTGTGTTAATTAGGGTTTGTAAATCCATATTAGTTTTTGAAGTAAGTGTCTCGCGCAAAACGCTCATTGGCTTGAGCCAAAATCATGTCATGCAAAGGGGAAACTGTGGTTGGTTGAATTGGTTCTGGCTCTGGAGTAACAACGGGCTCTGGCTCTGGAGCAATAACTTCTTTTTCTTCTAATACTTCAACAATTTTATCTTTTAATGCCATGGTTAATCCTTGGTTGGGTTAATGATTGCGGTTGATGTTTCTTGGTCTAGTGTCATATAGCCATAACACTGAACATTCCAATTGTGCCCGTCACTATGGCTAGTTGATGGCACATTTAACTTAAAATTTTTTAATAGGTATTCGTTACCATTTTCAAACACTCGCCAAACATGTTCTGGTGTTCCTCTACCAGGTTGGCCGCGGGTTTGATTGTAACGAATAAGGTATTCATTCATTAAATACCTTTGCCCTCAGCCCAAACATTTACAAACACTGTACCATCTTCTAAGGCTTCAATTTCATGCCATTCAATGGCTACTAAACTAATAGGTTGGGATTGCGGAGTAACAATAACTTCTTTGTTTTCTTTGCGAATGATACAAGATCCAGCACAACAGAACGACGCATGGGAAAAAAGGTGACTATGCTTTGGTAAGCCTTCACCTTTATTACAATGATACACCGCTATATACCCACCATCATACTGAAATTGATGGGTGGGTTCTTTGTTGATAGGCATTTAAATCACCATTGTGCCAGTCGTTTTAGGTTGGTTTGTTGCCGCACCAGCTTCCAGAGCTTTACGCTCTGCTTCTAATTGTTGCAGTTTTGCGTTGTAAATATTAGTGCAAACGGTAGCCCAAGTTGGTAGTTCATTAATTACTTGGTTTTGTGGTTTAGTACCATCTGGATTGTCTTTATATTCAATCCAGCCAAGGTTTACTTTCCACTGCAAAGCATGGACATTCTCTGGAATGTTGGCGCTGGATAGATCTAAATTACCCAAAGCGCCACCATCAATATACATAGTGCTATCGATTGGAATAATAGTGAGTTGCATTATTCCCCCGAAATCAGTTTTGGCTCGTCTTTAAAAATGGGTAGCTGGGCTACTTTGGCAGTTTCAATTAGAATCTGCTGGGATTTTTCGTTAGCCTTGACCATCTCATTTCTAAACGATTCAACTGCTGAAGCGGTAGAATGTTGCTGTCTACCATTTTCAATCAGCATCATTGGCATCCAAGCCATAGCACAACCCCATTCGTTTACTTCTGTACCAGTTTGAGGGTGGGTGCCTTTGNCTTCAATAAACCAAGAGCATTCCCACAATTTACAGGGTTGAAAACCGTTTAATGGGCAATTTGATTTAGATTCCAGTTTCATATTTTCCTCAAAGGTTAAGACTAACCTTTATTGTACAACAAAATTAATTTTTAGAGCAAATAATAACGTTAGCGTATTGAACATTCAAAGTAATAGCTGAAGATGATGCTGAACCAGAAATAGAATGGGTATGTGAGCCACCACCACCTGCAGCCCCTGTTGTTACTGTTCCATTTAAAGTGCTTCCATAACTAAAATTACAACCACCACAACCATATGCTTTAGGGCTAGTATGAGTATGGCTAGGGATCTGAGCTGTAGAAAGTGTTGTTGCACCAGCGCTCAAGCCAGATACGTTAATGGTAGGTGTTTGGTTTGCAAATACGGTGCTAAATGCTGTTGTACCACCTGTGCCACCACCAGTGCTACTAGTAACTCTTAGTGCATAGTCGTTCAATGTGGTTACTTGAGTCCAGCCAGATGGAGCGGAAGCTTGATACAGTAAAAACACTGAGCCAGATGGCACAGATGGGGTAACTGTGACTGCTGACCAAGTTGGGGCTGCCGCACCGTTAGACTGAAGATAGTAGCCTGATGTACCAACTACTGTATAAGCATGCGCTGTACCCGTACCATAGCCAACACCACCATTTGTTGGGGTAGCAGTTGAGTTAGTACCTCCACCAGAAATGCCCAGCACTCCCGAGGAGTTAATTTGCGAGCTTTCAATAGCTACGCTTTGTGCTTGTGTTGTCATTTAGGACTTTCTATTAGACAGTTGTGGTTCCAACAGTTTTGGGCTGGTTAGCTGCCGCTTTAGCAACTGCCTCAGCTAAGGCTGCTGCATCGGCTGCTACTTTAGCATCGTAAATAGTTACGCAAGCAGTTGCCCAAGCTGGGAGAGCTGTGATAGCTTCGTTAGCTGGTTTGTGACCATTTTGGTCATCTAAAAATTCAATCCACCCAGCGTTGTTAGTAGCATTCCACTGAAGTGCGTGGACATCAGCTGGGATACCAGCGGTGGATAGATCTAGGTTAGCTAAAGACACACCGTCCACATAGACAGCTTTGTCATCAGCAATAATAGTTAATTTGTTCATGGGTTATTTCTCCGTTAAGAATTAGTTTTTGCTGCAAATGATGACGTTGGCGTAACGTACGTTTAAAGTAATAGTAGATGATGATGCTGAACCAGAAATAGAGTGAGTATGTGAACCGCCCCCGCCAGCACTATTGGTTACCCCTGATGAACTTCCATAAGTTGTCTGAATTGCACCACCTGGGGGGCAAGGGCAAAACCCGCCACTAGCTAGATATCCGTGTGCATGGCTTGCAATTTGTGCAGTAGAAAGGGTTGTTGCAGCAGCAGAAAGTCCAGATACGTTAATACTCGGTGTTTGGTTAGTAAATACTGAGCTATATGCTGTTGTACCACCAGTTGATCCGCCAGTGCCAGATACCAAACGTAAGTCATAGTCATTAAGGGTTGTTACTTGAGTCCAGCCTGTTGGTGCTGCAGACTGGTAAAATAGTAACACAGAGCCAGAGGGGATTGAAGCGGTTGCAGCTGAGCCAGAGTATCCAGAGAATCCAGAGTATCCGGACACACCAGAACCACTATAGCCAGAAAAACCAGAAGTGCCGTTAGTACCATTAGTGCCATTAGTTCCACTGTAACCAGAAAACCCTGATGTACCATTAGTGCCAGTAACTCCACTGTAGCCACTATAGCCACTGTAGCCAGATGTACCAGTTACAGCCGCATTGGAGAAATATTGAACTTCAATTAAGTCGCCAGTAATTGCACCAGTTGCTAAAACAATAGAGGTGCCATTAGTTGCTGTGTAGTCAGTTAATCCAAGCTTAACACCGTTACGGTAAACACCTTGTAAAAGTGTTGGGCTATAAGTTACGGAAAAAGTAGTTTGACCAGAAGTGGCTGTAAAATCAACAGTGTTAAGAGTTGCACTAGCTCCAGAAAAACCAGAGTAGCCAGAGTAGCCAGAAAAACCAGATCCACCAGAAAAGCCAATACCGCTGTAACCAGAAAATCCAGAATAACCAGATGTTCCGATTAAAACAGCAATTCCAGAACCCGTGTTGTAATATATTTTACCGTCTGGAATGTTGAGCGCAAGCTCGCCTGCCTGTAAATTGGATGTGGTTGGCTGGTTACCCGAAGTATTGCTATGGAACAGAACTATCGGTGTATATCCGGATTGTGCCATCTTTTATTTCCTTAAATGTTCTAAGATTTCTTTTGGTTTTACAAACCGATCATTTCGGTGTTCAGTAGCTTCCCACCATATAAATTGATTAGCTACTAAACATGATCGATCTTTTAGTAGATTAATATTTTCTGGATGCCCCCAAATCAACGGATCAGATGGCCCCCATATTACAATCCCAGGTACTTTTTCATCCCAGGCTAAATGTTGAAAAAAGCTATCTACTCCAATCCAAGTTTTGCATTCATGTAACAGCTTACGCAATTCTGAAATAGGTAGATTTTTTCTAAAATCTGGTACAAGTTGTTTTTCACCTTCAACGCCAACTTGTACAATTGGTTCGTCAATCATTTCAACCAGTGTTTCCCAATATGGATAGTTCTTTGGGTTTTGCTTTTCTGTTCTTAACTTTTGTGCATATGGGGCTATAATAATCATAAGTACATATTCCTATATGCACTTTCCAAGTCGCCCTTCCACTTCCACTGATCCATCTTTTTATAAATATTCCAATGATCTAAATCACCAAACAAATTTATTGCTTCAATGATTGGTCGCCCGGGAATAACTTGAGGATAACAAGAAAAAACTTCAGCACTAGGAATTGAAGGTAACACATGACTGAATACAATATGGTCACCAAGACCACAATTAAGAACCACAATGGTTTTATCACGGTATTGCAGAAAATTTCTAAAAATTTGCTCATCGTGCTCATACATTTCTTTCTTTGTTTCGCTACGAATCCCACCTTGAGGATTCTTCATGTGCCATGTTACTGCGTTAGGCACAACTAAAATCTGATAATTCTTTCGATGCAAACCGTATGTAAAC